AAACTTTGACCGTCATGAATTTTTTGTAGTAAATCTATTATATCAGTTAATAACTTACATATTACGTGAAATATCTTAACAACTATTTTAATAATAACAGTAATAAACCCCAATAAAATGGTAAAAGCGATGAATAGTAAATCTGGCTTAAATTGAGCGTCATTTGTAGGTAATTTATTACTAACACTATCACACTCCTCATCGGTTATATTTTTAATACCTAAATATCTTCTATTTAATGTACCTTTTGTATATCTTGTTATAAGTTGTGAGATAGTATATACTTTATTATAAGTCATTTCATAGAACATATCCTTACAATCAATAGCATCCTGAATCATTATTTCACCTTCAGTGTTTCCAGTGACCCCGTAATCCGCCCAATCTTTACTAAAGGCATAAGACGCTTTGAGTAATTGATAATTAATATTAGGTCCTGATGTGAATACACTAATAGGATCAGTGCTTGAGTTCGTCCACCCATGTTCTTTAACATTAGGTACTAAGAATGTACCTCTTTTAACGGGAGCGCTCAAATCAGGTGTTTGAGTCCACCTTATTTTAAATCTATATTTGGCTTTGGTTGGTACTCCTTTCCTTTCGTCGTTTGAAAATATTTGCTCCCCAAATTCATTGGTTATTATATAATCCATGTTCATTGGAGTGTCTAATAACCACGTACCGTCATAATCAATAACGTTCCCATTATTCTCCAATTCGTATTCCTCTAATACGGGTCTACCATTTATGTCTTGTTTTATTGTTTGTCTAACCGCTAATATTTGACCAGGTCCTGAGATTAGAGAACACATTTGTCCTGACTTTAACTTAGGTTTACAGTTCCTTTTAAGAGCTCCCTTATCAATATCCGAGAATATTGACCCCATAAAAATAGCGGTTGGTTTAATAGTTACATTAGCCTCGGCAGTTAAATCAAAATCGGTTCTTGTAATTGATGGTTGACAAATTTCAGGTTCTCCCCACAATGGTAATACCTCAACGGTCTTATTTAAGAATATAATTTGTGGTAGTGTTGTTAGGTTCTCTGATGTTTGGAATTTAGTTCCGTTAACTTGACTATCAGTTGCTAACCCTATTCGTATTAAATCTTGTGGTGATTGTGAAAATGGACCCATATCAGATAAGTCCAAATTCATTAAAATTGTATAACTACCAACAGGAACTCCGAACATCATAAAGTCACCACTATCATTGGTTGTTACCGTAAACTTATAATACTTGTCGTATAACTCAATGGCCGTAGGATTTGTTAATACATCCTCTAAGTCAGGAAATGAACCTGTTGCTGAATGACCAGGAAATGATGGTTTGTATGGTAATAAATTATACCTATAACCATCCTCATTAATGTCACTTATTGTTTTATAGGGGTATATTTCACTAATAGAAGGATTTAACTCATCAGCTGCGGTTATTGGTATAAATAACGATAATTTAGCATTAGGAATTCCATATCCATCATTAACTGACACTCTACCCGCAATTACTCCATAGTCAGAACATTGTCTTATGTATATCTCACTTTGTGATAATTTTAAGGATAATATTTCCAAAAAATCAAAATCTTGATCTAAATTTACAACTACCGATTTGTCGATTCCGACCTGCGTTCTTACCCTATATGATTTTGACATTTAATACTTTTTGAATAAATAGTTTATATTCTACTTTCAAAAAATAATTGATTTAATAAAAAAATAAATTATCAACTGAAATTAACCGTTTTTAGGTTTTTAACCCTAACTCTAATATCTCTACCGGGATATCTAACTTGATATATCTGTGTCGGTTCAGCGAATATCGTTTCGTCAATTAATTCTATCTGTCTTGTTGTTGAATCCAAATATCTTTGTGATGTTTGTGATGATGAATACTGACCACCTACTTCATTTATAACATCTATCGCCGCCACACTAATAACACCGTTTAAAGTTTGTACTTGTCTTCTTATTTCAGATATATAAACATTCTCACCCATCTCTCTAACTGACGGTGAGAAGTATTTGGTTACAATATCAATTATTTGTGAAATAACCACACCTTGATTTTGACTTGAATCCAATACAACTGATATGTCCATACTCAAGTCTACAACTTGAGCACTTTCTACTGATATATAGTCATTAATCATTCGGTAGTTTGAAAGATAACTAGCGATGTTTGTTTTGAGTGTGTTTGAAATAACATTACTTAAACCCCCACTTGAGTCGTATGATAATATCTGAATTTTAATTTTATTCTCTTGTTCGGTTACCGCCACTTTGGCAGGTGCTCCGAATTGTGATGGCATTTTTCTAATTAAAGATTCGTAGTCATTAATTGTAACCGCTCTGTTTTGTGCTGCGAAATTGTATGTTACATAATTTCTAACTTCTTCAACCGTTGGTACATTCGCCCCACCAATCGCCGCAGTCGTATTATTACATCTCAATGAATTGATTACTGTTGTGTTTTGTGTTTGTGATGGTCCATTAACGAAGAATGAGACCGTCCCTAATTGATTAAGGACATTGACACCTAAATTTGTTGATATACCACCTCCGACTCTGTATTGGACGAATAGTGTGGTGTTCGCCTTCAATGTACTACCCAAAGCGAAATTGTTTGAGTATTTCTGTAAGTTCATAGGGTTACCATTTGCCGCGAAATCTCTTAATTGTTCGTCAGCAGATTGACTACCCCCGCCGAATATCATTCTAAAGAAACTCTCAGGAGTAAATTCTGTTATAAATCTTGTGGGAGCGGGAACGTATTTACCCACCTTTACACCAGGTTGGTCTGATACTTTAGTCGGATCCTCAACAAAAACTTTATCTTGTATTAAGGCATCAACCTCATACCATCTATTATCCAATCCTAAAAATTCATTATCTGTTGGTATGTTAGCGTATTGTGTCCCATCTTTTAGTAATACGCTCGTTACCCCTAAAACATTTTTTTCAGGTAAAAATAACTCAAAAAATGGTCTAACATCGTTTGATGTTATAACTCTTTTAAAAACTTTTGTTATACCATTAACTACGGTTTCTCTTTTTGTAATTGTATAGTTAATAATTTTATTATTTGCATCAAAGTTTGGAACTTTCTTTCTATTCGGAAATCCTTCATTATTATATGGTGACGAGAAATCAATGTCATAAACCGTTTCAAATATCTGACCCGCTCCATTTATTTGAGATCCCCTTCTTAGTGTTCCACAATATCTAATATCCTCTTTATCTCCGAAAGCCGGAACGGTTATTGAGAAATCAACCAACGCAACTGATGGTCTTTGTCCGGGAATTTTAAGTCCATAAGTTCTGGCAATATTATATATTGATGACCTTTGTTGGGCGTATTGTAATACAGTTTCTTGAATACTTCTATCAATGTTAAATTGTAGGTTGTCCGATACTGCGGCGTTTAGATCAAGTAATACCGAGAATGTTGAAGCGTCATTTACGTTAGACATCAAATCAGGGTAGTATGTTTTAACAAAATTAATTAATTCCGTTCTTATACCCTGAAAATCTCTTGTTGTATACGATATTTTTTTATTTGCCATAATCTATTAAATATTAATTATTATAAAATCACTTGATTCGAACACGTTAGATGTAATTTTATAATCTATTCTAACTTTAGCGGTGTGTTCTTTTGTTCCGATACCGGGAACTCTAAAAACCCTCTCATCGCCACTAATTACGGTAACATTTGGGTCATCTTCTTCTGTTGATGCGTCATAAACCGCAATACTTGTGATAACCAAGTTGGGTATGTATTTAGAAACGGAATCCCTTATTTCTGATTCAATATCAGAGAATGTCGGTCCGTCTAATGGTTCAAATATGTATTCAAGTAATCTAGTTCCGAAGTCAGGTAAGAAATATCTTGTCCCTTTTCTTGTTAATAACAGATGTATAAGGTCAGTTCTAATCTCTTCCTCAATGGTTGATGATAAATCCAAAAATCTACCATCAAATGAATCCCTGAATGGGAAATTTATTCCATATGTAACGCCGTTTGCCATACATATAAATATAGTGCCTCTAATTTTTCTTTAAATAGGTATAAAATAAAAAATCACGACGAATTGTCGTGATTTTAAATGTCATTAGGATGAACACCCAAAACAATCAACTAAACTACTGTCAGGTTTTGGTGGTAAATTCATTTTAGAGTAATCAATCTCCGGTAATGGTTGGTTAGTTTGACTAACATCCACCGCCAAGTGTTTCGCTCCCGTTGATATTGCCTTTGTTCTCACATAATAACAAAGTGTCTTTAATCCTTTATCCCACCCGTGAAAGTGTGATGTCGTAATTTTAGATACCGTTGGGTTAGCCAAGTAGATATTCATTGATTGTGATTGGTCAATGAATGGTGCTCTATCCGCTGACATATCAATTAATTCTCTTTGTGATATCTCCCAAATTGTTTTGTATTTCTTAATTAGATACTCAACTCGTCTAACCTTTTTAGCGTGATTCTTATCTTCAGGATCCAAATACTTATTAAAGTTAATGTTTTGAATTGACCCCTCGTTCATAATGATTTCGTGTTTAACCGATTCGTTCCAAATACCCATCTTCTCAAAGTCGTTAATTAGATACTTGTTAACAATCATAATCTCACCACCAACAACTCTACGATTAAATAACGCCGAGTGAGCCGGTTCTGTCATTTCAAATGATCCTGTAATTTTTGCTGATGACGCTACAGGCATTTGTGCGGTAGTTAAACTATTACAAACTCCATATGTTTTAACATCTTCTTTCAATGAATCCCAATCCCATAGTCCTGAAACATTCTCGTTAGTTAATCCCCACATATCAAATTGGAAAATTCCTTTTGACATTGGTGATCCGTTAAAGTATTTGTATGGTTGATATTCACCAGTCTTACAAAGATTATTACTTTCATAAACCGCTCCGTAATAAATTGTTTCAAAGATTTCCTTGTTTAACTTTTTAGCCTCATCAGATGTGAATACATAATCCATTAGGAAAAATACATCAGCAAGTCCTTGTGTTCCAATGGCAATCGCTCTTTGCTCCATACCACCCTTTAAACCTTTTTCAGTTGAGTAGTGATTAATGTCAATAACTTTGTTAAGTGCTCTAACAACCTTTCTTGTTTCGTGGAACAACAAATTAAAGTTAAATTTACCATCAATAATGAAGTTCTTTAGAATCATTGAAGATAAGGTACAGATTGCGGTCGTATCTTCGTCCGTGTATTGATAAATCTCATTACATAGATTGGATTGTTTGATAACCCCAATGTTCTGATGGTTCGTCTTTCTGTTAGCACTATCTTTTGAACATAGGTATGGAACTCCGGTCTCAATCTGAGATTCAATAATCTTATACCAAATACTCTGAGCGGTAACTTTCTTACCTAATCCCATTTCAACTGCCTTGTTATAGTTCTCTTCATATTCTTCACCATAACACTCTTGTAGTGGTTTAATACCCGCTCTTTTGATGTCATTTGGACAAAATAGATACCAATCAGAACTCTCTCTAACCGCTCTCATAAAGTTATCAGGAATCCAAAGTGCGGTGAATAAATCTCTCGCTCTTAGTTCTTCTTGACCTGTGTTTTTCTTAATATCCAATAGGTCAAAGATGTCTTTATGCCAAGGCTCAATGTAGATTGCCGCACTTCCTGGTCGTCTCCCTTGTTGGTTAAAGAATCTCAATGACTCATTAACGATTTTAAGGTATTTAAGTAATCCTCCCGCGAATCCACCTGATGATGAAATTCTGCTTTCTTTAGATCGGATATTACTCATAGATAAACCAATACCCGCAGCGTCTGATGAATATGTTGAGATATCAGTTAAGGTACTC